AATTAGATTTCGACAACCATGCGAATTAAATCCGAGATCTTTGTTTAAAGAATATAAAGATATCTTTGGGTGGTCGTCTAAATAGAATACACACTTTTTATCGAGTTTTGAACCATCATCGACGATAATGAGATGATCTACAAATTCGAGGTGATTGTCGACGAATTTAAGCATTTCGTCTGGACAATTATAATATGTAGTACCTAATGTTAATGGAGTTGAATATGTCATTACCTTCGCTATCAGTGCCAGAGTTTCAAACTGAAATTCCTTCCACTGGTGAAAAGATCAAATATAGACCATTTCTAGTTAAAGAAGAAAAACTTCTTCTCATGGCAATGGAAGGTCAAGATCAAAAAGAAATCGTAGGCGCTGTTCTCAATCTTTTAAAATCATGTATTCTTACAGACGTTGATGTTTATAAACTTGCAACGTTTGACATAGAGTATTTATTTGCAAGAATCCGAGGTAAGTCCGTCGGTGAAGTTATCGAACTTAAAGTCAAGCACCAAGACAATACTGAGTGTCATCATCTAACAAAAGTAGAAGTAAATATTGATGATATCAAAGTTGTTGGTGAACGTAGTGATGGCAACATTATGTTGACTGAAGATATTGGCGTCAAGCTAACTTATCCCACATACGGAACAATATCTGAAGCAAGTGGTGGTAAAGAAGATACCGACTCAATTTTTAATATTATTGTTTCTTGTATTGAGTTTGTATTCGACAACGATAATGTATATTCAGATTTTTCTAAGCAAGAACTTAAAGATTGGTTAGATCAGTTGAATCAAGGACAGTTCCAAAAGATTGCGCAATTCTTTGAGAACATTCCTAAGATGCAACACACAATTGAATGGACTTGTAAAGAGTGTGGTGAAACAGAATCTATGACGTTTGAAGGTCTGCAAAGTTTTTTTACTTAATGATGATACATGATTCACTTGCGAATATGTATCATTTAAACTTTGCACTTATGCAACATCATAAATATAGTTTAACTGAACTTGATAATATGCTCCCATTCGAACGGGATATCTATGTGACTTTGTTAATGAGGCATCTCAAAGAGATGGAAGAAGAACAAAAACAAAGGAGCTAGGTCACAATGGCTGAAGAAAAAGGTTATCATCCTGCTGACACAAATGGGGATGGAGTAGTATCGGAAGAAGAAAGAGAAATGTATCTTGAGTTTAAACGCAAGGAACTTGAAGACCAAGACAATCAGCGTGATGCGATCCGCAAGATGGCGTGGTTCTCACTTTTTGGACTCCTGTTATATCCATTCGGTATATTTTTAACATCTGCGTTCGGACTAGATACTGCGTCTGGTTTAATTGCAGACATTGCACCAACTTATTTTGCATCAATTGCGGTCTTGGTTTCCGCCTTTTTTGCTAGTGACGCGGTAGCACAAAGGAAAAAATAGGATAATAAATGGCAGACAAACCCAACCTTCCAGTTGTACGTACAGGTGAAGACTTTGTTGAGAAACAAAATCAGCGTCGACACGATCAATCGTATGATATGTTTCAGCAAGGATTTCAAACTTTAATTGACGGTATTAGTAATTTAAATTTGTCAGTTAAAGGTCTTGTTGAATTGAATATTCGACAGTTAGAACTACAGATGGAAAAAATGCGACTAGATGAAGAGAGATTTCTAGAAGCAAGTCGCGAACAAGGAGATGGACCTAAAACTGCAGGTGAAAGTGAAGATCAATTAGGACCATTAGCACAAGCCCTCGAAAATTTAAAAGCCGCGGGTCAAGCTGGTCTGTTTGTTGGTCTACTAGGAGCCATAGCAGGACTGAGAGGTTGGGAACTTAAAGCAGTTAAAACACTAAGATCTATATTTTCTCTAACTGGTGAAAACAGTTTGATTATGAGAATCATAACCGGTATTAAAAATCTATTGATTGTTCCTTTTCAACAACAAAAATTGCTTGCTGGAAAAACTGGTATATTTGCCGCAATCTTAAAGGCTGTGAATTTTCTCAGAGGAAAAATATTAAACTTTTTTGGTCTTGGGTTAGACGGCAAACTCATTGTAATGCAAAATACATTGGGACAGTTTACCAGAAATACCGGAACGTTTAGTAGAATCATTCAAACGATACAGGGTGTAGTACAGACCTTTCTAAAACCATTTGCAATAATCACTAAACCTCTTGGCAAAATGTTCAGTATGCTAATTTGGCCATTTAAACAAATTGCCGCTTTGTTTGGCAGAATCAGTGGTGGTCTTCAAGGTATTGCAAAAGTATTTCCTATTCTTGGCAAAGTTGCAAAAGGCATACCAATTATTGGTCAGATAATCGGAATATTCGCGGCCGCGTTTGATGGTTTGTTTACTGCTATACGCACAGAAGGAACAATGCTTGATAAAACGTTAGCATTCTTTAGTGCTTTTATTTCAGACTTTATTGGAGCGCCACTTGATCTACTTAAAGGTATTATATCATGGGCGTTGGGTGCTCTTGGATTTGAAAAAGCAGAAGAGTTTTTGGATTCGTTTAGCATAGAAGATAAAATAGAAGAAGTGATCAATGGTTTCTTTGGTATTGTTGGCGGTGCATTTAATTGGGTTAAAGAATTCTGGACGGATCCGTCAGCAAAACTTGAAGAACTTTGGGGATCAGTTTCAGAAGGTGCGGCAGACATTGGCACTTGGATTAAAAATAAATTTACTGGCTTTACAACTTGGATTTCTGAGACGTTCAGTGGTATTGACGTTGGTGGTTTCTTTAGTAAAATAATTGATGGGTATGTTAATATCTTTGAATTTATAAAAGAAAAAGCAATCATGCCAGTTTGGGGTAAAATCAAAGAATTGTTTGGCTTTGATGATGAAGAAGATGATATCTCTGGTGGCAAAAGTTTTCTTACTGTAATACAAGAAGCGATTGATGCGGCATGGGTAGCAATTAAAGAAGCATTCAAAACAGTGACTGATTTTGATTTCTTAGGCTATATTCAAGAAAAGATTAAAGAGTTGCCTGGAGGCAGTGCTGTATTAGATTTCTTTTCAGATGATGAAGAGACACCTAAGAATGTGCAGTCTGGCAAAGAAACTGGAGCAGGTGGTGCGGCAGGTGGACAAGTAGCGCAAGCAACTCAAGCGACAAATGCCGCAGGTGCTACAATTGCTCCTATCACAATTCAAAATACAACAAATCAGCAAGTTGATGCATCACGCAAAGCATCATATACAGCACCAGTTTCGCCTACGCCATTTGGTGGTAAAGGTGACGCATTCAATACTTCAACGTTTGGATTCAATTATTAAAAAGGGGGGCCTTGCGCCCCCCACATCACAAAGATAGATAACTTAGTCGTCTTCTGCTAATTTCTCAAAGAACGATAGGTCATCATCGTCATCAACTGCAACCGTATCGACACGTTTTGCAGTCTCTGTCACAGGCTCTGATGTAGAGCCACCGGCGTCGAAAGGAATCTCATCTTCAAAGTCTTCAGCAGACGAGGAGACAACTGCTTGAGGCTGTGATAGCCCTAGAACTCTGTCGAGTCGATCTTTCAACTCATTGTAAGACTTGAAGTTTTTGCGGTCTAAGAACTCTTGGAGAGAGTACAAGGATTCGTAGACTTTTTCTAACGCATCATCATCACCGTCTAACAATTCTGTTGGAGAATCAAACTCCGATTTATCGTAATTACGATAGCCCTCAACTTGACGAATCTTCAACTTGAAGTCCGCACCTTCCCAGAAATCAAATGGATTGACTGGGCTTTCATCTTCAAACTCTGGTTGCATTAAATCATTGACCTTATCCCAGATTTTCTTACCGTAACGATATAAGAAGACTTTGCCTTCATTCTCTGGATGATTAGGGTCTTTGATGACCATGATGTTTGAGATGTAACTCAAACGACGTTTCTGCTTACGGGCTTGTTCTTTGCCAGCATCAGTGCCGTTGTTCCATAGTTCAGAGTTATACTCTGAGACAGGATCTTTTTCACCAATTGTAGTGAGAGAGTTTTCAATGTACCAACCACCAGGACCTTGAAAGCCGTGATTGAAAGTACGCACCCAAGGCAAGTCTTCGCCTTTAGGCTCTGGAAGAAAACGAATGATTGCATAACCATTCCCTGCTTTGTCTACCTCTGGCTTCCAGAAACGAGTATCTTCACCTTGCGATGTTTGATTTTCATTTGATGAAAGTTTGGTAGATTCTTGGAGCAACTTATCGAGTGACTTGTTGCGTGACTTTTTGAGGGATGCAAATGAGTTTGCCATATCTGTATATTCCTTGTATAGTTGTATGCTTTGTATGTAACTTGTCCACGTATTCATAATATATCTCTTTATATTACAGCAATTAAGGGATGCTGTCAACCTTTTTTATTTATATGTCAATTAAAAATTTCGTTGAGTTCTTTTTGTTTTTCCTCAATCTGTTTAATTGCATATGACCAATTGACTTCAAGTTCTTTTACTTTCTTTTTCAGTTCTATGTTCTCTGCCTGTAGGCGAGCAACTTCAGTTTCGTATTGTTTAAATTCATTACTGAATAGATTTTTAAAAAAGCCTGTCATTTTATTTCTCCTACTATAAGGGTAGACGTGCTGGTTTTTCTAAAAAGTTTAATTCTTCTGCTTCGTATTTAATCTTTTCTTTTATCGCACCTCCAATAAGTTTAGCCGCTACTTCTATTTCCATTTCGTGTTTATCACACCACCAGACAATAGCGTCCATATAGCTTATTCTTTTATCTTTTACAGTCTGTTCAATAATCAAAGAAAACTTCTGAGAAGTCATCAAATCTAACATTTTTCTACCTTTGTGAATTTTATAAGGACTTTAC